ATGCTCCAGATGATTGAAGCGGATCGTGCAGGCGATCAGCTGCTCGAGCTGCTCGTTCTGGATATCCTCGGCGCTGCGCGTGGTCTTGCCCTTGCGCTGCATGCGTTCGAGGATGCGATTCTGCGCCTTGGCCTGGCTGTCCATGTACGGCTTCGAGCCCGGGCCATACAGCTCGATCGTGACCGGCTGGTTCAGATCGTCGCGGCCATCGGTGCCCGTTTCATAGAGCAGCGTGTCGTCGGCCGAGCGGACGTGGAGGATGGAGGATGGAGGTCGGGGTAACGGCTTTTTTGGTGATATCCATGGTGGATCCTTCGCAGGCGGATTGGATGCGCCGACCCGCCCCGTCCTGCGAACAGGACGAGCCGACGCGGGTTTTCCCGACCGAAAGGGTACGGTCGGAAACTGGGGGTTAGGCGGCCAGCACCTCGACGATGCCGACACCAGCGGAGTTGGTGGTGATGCCAAGGCTGGCGCTGGCATTGACGATGCTGTTCAGCTCGCCCGGGTTGACCTTGAAGCTGAAGACCATGGTCCGCATGTAATCGACGTCGCCGTTCTGGTGCGTGACCTTCGCGCTGATGGCGTTGTCGGAATTGCGGGCCGCTTTCATCGCGATCTGGCCAACGTCGTCGGTGTCGAGCGCGAGGCCGATCGGCAAGGTGCCCTCGTTGTATCCGCCCTTCAGCTTCTGGACGCCGCGGCTGTCGAGCGGCTGATGCGTGACCTCGGTATATTCGCGGCCATATTCGCCGATCGACGTGATCTCGCCGACCTTGATCCACGTCAGCGCCGCATAGCCGGTGCCGTCATAGGTTGCCGGCGCTGCCACCGCGATATGCAGAGTCGTTCCCGCTGCCGTACGTACGGACATGGGCAATTCCTTTCATAAGAAAAAGCCCGCGGAATGCGGGCAGTGATATTGCCGTCAGGCAATGGGGGTCACGCCTCGTTGTAGGAGACGATGAAATCCTGCGACCCGCACCAGATGGTCGGATCGTCGGTAATGAAATCGGGGCCGGTGCCGTCGAGCTGGACCGACACCTCGGTCGCCCCTGCGAAATCGCCGAGCCGGCCCGCGCCAGCGGCGCGCACCAGCCGGATGCCGTCTTTCATCTCGGCATAGTTGTTCGCCATGACGGTGACCTGGACGCGCTCGGCGACGCGGCGACGCGGCCCCGCCGACAAGGTCTTCAGATCGACCGCGCTGATCGTCCCCAGCACGATCGCCGGCAGGGTGCCGCCCAGACCCAGCGCCCCGCCGATGATGCTCGCGGCGTAGGCGACCAGGTCGGCATCAGCCTCGAAGATCTCGCCAAGGATGGGGACGCCGCTCATTCGTCGTCGCTCCCGCCCAGATCCGGCGCGTCGAGGCCCTCCTTCGTCAGGCGGGCGCGGATATATTGGCCCATCGCCTCCATGCCCCGCCCGAGGGCATTATCTGCTGCGGGCCGCAGGAACGCCTTAGCCTCTGCGCCGGGGTGATGGACGCTGGCGCCGACGAACTGGTTGCCGATGATCAGACTGCCGCGCTTGGCGGCCTTGTTGATCAGGCCGATGCTCCATTTGCGAACGCCGCGGCGGGTCTTGCTCTCCGGCCTCGCATCGAGGTCGATCGAGATGAAATGGGCGGCGGTGCCGAACTCGAGCCAAGGCGCGATGAACGCCCCCTTTCCCTTCGTCCGTACCTTCGAGATGATCGTACCGTCGGGCATCATCCGGCCCGAGACGCCGATCGAGCCGCGCACCGCATCCGAATTGACCAGCACCTTCGCCTCTTCGGCGACGACCTTGGCCAGCTCGCGCATGCCGCCGCGCACGATGCTGCGCCCGAGCTTCGGCGCCAGCGTCTGAAGAAAGGCGTCCATCTCGGCACGCCCCTTGATCTCCAGCTGCTTCATGGCGCTTCGCCCTTGGTCGTGTACTCGACGACCATGAATTCCATGCCTTCGCGGTGGCCGATCTCGGCCGGCCCTGCGACGATCTCCATGATGCGCGCGCCCAGCTTGAAGCGATGCGCGCTGGTGATGTCTTCCCGATAATCCATGCGGACCCGCGCGGGGCGCTTGGCGATGTCGATCGTGTCGCCGGTCTTTTCCGCGCGGCTGGGCAGAACGTCTTTCACGCTGGCCCAGACCGTGTCGATCGTCGCCCATGTGCCCTTGCCGGCCTTCATCACGCCGCCCGCCTTGGTAAAGGCCTGGATCTCGATCTCCTTGTCGAGCGAACCGCGATCGAGCCCGGCCATCACTCATAGATCCGTATGTTGGCGAGCAGGTTCCCGATGCTTGCCGCCGACGGCAACTCGTCGACCGTCGTCATGCTCAGCGTTTCGCGGAATCGGTAGATATCGCCGACGGCCAGAAGGATCGCGTTTTTGATCGCGGCCGGGACGTCGTCATAGCCAGCGCTGTATCGGATGCGCAGCGCCTCGCGGCGCCCGAGCATCGTCGGGAATACCGCGTCGTGCGCCGGCCATAGCTCTTCGCCGATCAAGTCATAATCGGACGACGGCAGGGTCGTTTCGACACCCGCGCTGTCCAGATATTTGACGCTGACGATCGCGGCGACAGGGGGATAGGGCAGCTTCACCGGGTCACCGTCGCCATCGGTGAAACGGTCGCAGCGCAGTTCGAGGACTTGCTCGCCGATCGCGCGGCCGAGCCAGCCGGTGCCGGCGTCGAACATTTCGGTCGCGGCCGCGATCATGCTCTCGACGTCGGCCTGCTCGGAATTGCCGAGGCGCAGCCGCGCCTTCGCTTCGGCGAAGGTCACGACGGGATCGGGGGGCGTCACGACGATCACGCGCATGTCGGCCTCCCTGAATAGGTTGGGGCGGCAGATACGCCGCCGCCCCGGGTTCACGCCTGGAGGGGCGCGAGACTTACTTGGTGGTGACGGGTGGGGATGAAGTTATGCCGAGCGGTACGCACGGCCTCGTCGATGGCGAAGCCGACGATGTCGAACGGCAGGTCGGACAACAGCCGGGTGTTCTCCATCATCCATGCCGTCATAGCGCGCGGGTCGGCCTGACGTGCCGCCATGAACAGCGTCCAGAGCGACGATAGGCGCTTTCCGAACCAGCTGCGGGGCGCGGGCTGGATGCTGGCGAGCAATCCACCGACCTCCGCGTCGATCGAACCCTCCACCCCAGCACGGTCGGCATGGTCGAGGGCGCGCTCCGCGTCCCAATGGCCGCTGAACGGGTCAATCAAAACCGCCTGCAGCTCTGGCAAAGGCAAGCGCATCGATGGGGCTGGCGCCAGATCCGTTTCCGAGGCCGCGGCGGTCAGGTCGTTCATCGTAGTTTCCCTCAATAATCTTAGTCAGGTTGGCCGGTTTCAGTATCCAGTCGATCTCAGCCCCTCCCCAGCGGTCCGTGTCGCCGCGCAGGAAGCGAGAGGCCCGGATGCGGGCGAGGACGTTGCCCCATGCCTCAATCCCGCCGATCTCGCGCAGTCGGAGCCCAAGGGCGGCGCGGCGCGGCGCGGTGAGCGAGATGGCGCCACCCGTGGGCCGAATTTCCCGGCGTAGGGCCTGGAAAGCGTCGAAGGCGGACTGAACGTCGTCGACCGCGGGAAGCGCCCCCGCGCAGACAGAGTCCGAAGGACTCTCTTCTTTACCTTCTCTTCCTTCTTTACCTTCTTCTCTTGTGGGTTGGTCTTGGGTTGGTCTTGGGTTGGTTATGGGTTGTCTCTTGGGTAGGAGAGGGATTTTTACCACCTCCCCCGCCTCTGCATCACCTTGATATCGCTCGAAATTTACGATGGTGACGATAGTCCCTGCACGGCTTGCGCTATGGGTTGATTTTTCGGTGATCATCCCAGCTATCACCATGCTATCTATGAGCCTTCGTACCTGCTGGCGCCCCAGCCCGAACTCGTCGGCGATGGTCCGCTGCGAGACTAGAAGCTGCCCTCGCTCAAGCCGTACAATGCCGAACCGGGTCTGGAACTCATGGGCGCGAAAACGGGCCGTGTCCGTCATCCATGCCCAGACGGCGGCTTCCTGCTTCGATTTGAACAGGGGGTGATCCCACCGGCCGCGCCATGCCCGGGCAAAGCCCTGCCGGGCTCCTGGGACGTCGCCGGCCATCAGTAGCCGGTCCGATAATAGTCGGAGTTGCGGATCGCCTGACGCGTGCCGAAGAAGTAGCCCTTGCGGCCGGTGATCGCGCCCTGGCGGACCTTCGCGCTGTAGATGTCGACCCGATCGCGAGCGGCGGTCATGTCCAATTGCCACTGCTCATATTTCTTATCGCCAGCCGGAGGCTCGGCGCGACCGAGATAATATTCGTCGCGATATACGAATACGACGACGTCGGCGTCCTGCTCCAGTGAGCCGCTGTCGCGGAGATCTGACAACATCGGCCGCTTGTCGTCGCGCTGCTCCACCGATCGGTTCAGCTGCGTCAACGTGATAATCGCGACGTCGCATGAACGAGCGGCATCCTTGATCGCCCGACTGATGGCCGAAACTTCCTCGTTGCGATTCTGGCGACCGTTGGGCGGTGGATCGACCAGCCCGAGATAATCGATGATGACCAGGTCGAGCTGCTGACCCCGCGCGGCGAATGCGCGCTGATGCCGGCGAATAAGCGAGGCGATCTGCCCAGCATTCAAGTCAGTCGGATCGTCGATCACTAGCGGCCAAGCCGCAATGCGCGCCTCAATCTCAGCCATCACCGCGAAATCATCGTCGGTGACCTCGCCCTTCAAGATGCGATCGAATGTCACATGGCTGTGCGATTCAAACATCAAGTCCGCGATCATCCGCGGCATGAGCTGCGGGGTGTTCATTTCCCGGCTGATGAACAGTACGCCCTGCCCTGCCTCCGCAGCGCGGCGAGCGATACCCAGCGACAGCGCGGTCTTTCCCATGCTGGGCCGTCCGCCAAGCAGGATGAAATCGCCGGGCCGAATGCCGCCGGTGACGTCCTCCACGTCCGACAAGCCGACCAGCCGTAACGAAGACTGGATTTCGCCTGCCCGGATCTGCCGGATGCGCTCGACGGCCGCGCGCCACGCCTCGGACAGCAGCATCGACGAGCGAGCCACTCCGAGCCGGAGAGCTGCCGCGACGTTCTGGTCGGCGGCGACAGCGACGTCGCGTAGGTCGGTGTTGAGATCGAGCGCCATGCGCAGCGAGGTATCGATGCCGTCGACGAACCGGCGTCGCTTGGCAAGATCGGCCACGGTCCGCGCCGACGTCGTTGGCGACATGCCCGCAAATATGCTCGTCGTCAGTTCGGCCAGCACTACAACCGGGTTTCGGTCGTCGAAAGGGCCCGCTTCCCGCAAGCGCGGACCGATGGTGACGGGGTTCGCCCCCCTGCCCTGTGCGACCTCCTGGCTGATCAGAGTATAGGCCGCGCCCATGAGCGGGTCGCAGAAGTCATCCGGGGTCAGGAAGTCTATGACGGCATCTAGGCCGTCGTTGTTGCGGAGCAGCGAGCCGATGACGAAGCCTTCGGCCTCGACGTTCATCAGCTGCTGCATCTGAGCGCGATCTAGCACCCCCGCCTCAGCAAAGCGGTTGTCGTAATCCCCCGTCACGGCAATTAGGCCGCTGCGCTCACGGGTACCCCGTGGCCCCCCGCTTGGCCGGCTCGGGCTTGTTCGGCATATTCCCGCATGTACTGGCGAGCCTTGAGCGCGGTCCGCGGGTAATACTGCCGACCGATCCGAAGGTGGCGCACGAAATGGGCATCGCCGACCGCGTCCAAGCTAAATCGGGTGGGCTTCATCTTCGTCAATGCGAGGAAGCGTTCTATTTCGTCGAGGAGAGGGTCCATTAACCACCATTTCCATTATGTGATGCGGCACATTTCTGTATAGGGCGGGTGATGAAACCCATCCGAAACGATGCGGCAATCATGGGACACTGAAGATGAGCGATGATCGGATCACCAATATTCGCGAGCGGATCACTTACTGGATGGAAGTCCGCGGACTTACGCAGAAGGCCCTGGCGCTGAAGGCGGGTCTTGGGGAGACGGCGGTGCGGGACATTCTGAAGCGCTCTGAAACGACCGATATTCGCCTTGGTACGCTGGAAAAACTGGCGGACGCGCTTGGCATCTCGGTTCTTGATCTGCTGCCAGCGAGCGTCGACCGCCAGAGCGTCGGACCGATGCTGAAAGTTAAAGCGGCTGTCGCCGCAGGCGTCTGGCGCGAAGCGGTTGAGTGGCCCGAAGAAGAATGGCTGACCATTCCCGGTCGATCTGACATTGATGCCCCTCTGTCGAAGCGGGCAGCAATGCGGATCGACGGCGACAGCATGGATCAACTCTATCCACCTGGGAGCTTCGTGGAATATGTGACCATCAGCAGCAATACCGAGATCGTTTCGGGCAAGCGTGTAATCGTTCTGCGTCAGCGCGTCGGCGGGGAGTATGAGGCGACTATCAAAGAATACTTCGAGGACGGCGCGAATAAGCGCTGGCTGCTGCCGAAGTCGAATAACCCCGCGCATCAGCGGCCCATTTCTTTGAGCGAGCCGGGCGAAGACATTTTGGAAATTCGGATACTTGGCATCGTGGTAGGATCCTACCGTCCCGAGTGAGAATGTGCAATATCACATTGTAGCTTGACGATGTGAATTATCACATTCATCATCCTGCACATCGGATGAGTCCCCAAAGGCCGACTCCGATATGCAGGACTAGCACCGGCGCGCCTCGCGACGACTGATGCAGCGGCCGACAAGCCGCCGGTCTGATCCTGCTCCTCGAGCAGGAGGCCGATATGGTCGAGCGTACCCCACCCAGAATACCAGCATCCCCGGCCAGCATGGCCGCCCGGCTGTCTCCGACGCCGAATGTCGAGCCCCCTGTCCTGGGGGATATCGGTACCCACCCGCCGATCGCGGGCGCCCTGTTCCTCAATCTTCCAGACCTGACGATCGGGCGCACTCTTGAGCAGGCCATCGAGCGTCTCGACATTGCAGCGCAATGCAATGACGACGGGCTGCCCCGCGCTTGGGAGCCCTATGCTGATATCTGGATCGAGGAGTTTCGCGACTTCGCCGGCCACGCTGAAGTCCTCTATGAAGCCGACGGCGAGATCAGCCTGCGTATTGGCCTTCCCTGCGACGATCAGGAGCGCGAACGGCGACGGCGCATGGACGCATTGTGCGACCATATGCACAGCCATGAAGGCGCTCGCGCCGCGATCATTCGCAAGTTGGAGCGCGAAGGGCGTGTCATCGACAGCCGCCCGGGGCCATCGCTTGCGGAGCTGATCGCCGAACTTCGTGCTCGGGATGACGACACCAGCACGCACGACGACGAGGTGATCGAGCCGCTACGGCTCAAGCTCGCTGCGGCCGACGCCCTGATCCCTACCTTCGAAACGGGGTATGAAACCATCGACGGCGGCTATCGCAGCATGTCCTCGAAGGATGATCGCGATGTCGCTTCGGCGCGGCGCCTCGTCGAGATATCCCGAACGACAATCGGCGGTGTCCGGCGCGACCCAGCCGAGCGGGCAGAATTTCGCGGCCAGGAATGGGTCCAGAACGCCCGGAAGCTGCTTGCTGCCCACCTCTGGCGTCAGCGCCAACTACGCGGCATCCGGACAGAACTTCACGCCGCCTGCCGCGCCAACGATGATATTGGGAGGGCCAGTGGCGAAGTCCTCGGCCGCATCTGGACATACCCCGTGTCGACGCTCGAGGAGCTTGGCGACAAGGTCGATCTCCTCGCGGAACAGGGCGACTTCGAGGAAGCGCAGATACTGGCCGATATCCGCCGGCTGCTTGGCCGCGATGCGCCCGATGGTGGGGAGTGCGCCGCATGAACGCGCTCGCCACCTTGCCCCCCGGCGATAGCTTGCCGATCGTATCGCGCATCAGGCCCGGCCTCGGCGTCGTGCCGATCATCGACGACCATAATGTCCTGCTGCAACTCGGCGACGTCGCCGTCTATTCGACGGATTGGCTCTATCGAGACCCGATTACTCCGGGGCTTTGGGCGATCGAGTATCAGCGCCCGCCGTCCTGTATGCCTTACGAGATGGTGGCGCGACGATTTGCCGACCGCGAGCCGGTGCGATTTGAAGTCACCCGGAGCGTCGTGCGGATCGCGCGATACGAAAACCGCCGGCCCGACCTCAACCCGCATCTCGACGACCATTGGATGATCCACCCGCTTTCGCCCGTCGGCGGGATATATAACGGGAGGGCGGCCCTGCGCATGTCGGACGGACCGATCTGGACATATCACCTCACCGAGAAGCTACTCGGCCCAATCATCGGCATCTATGCTCCTATGCTCGCCGCGTCCGAACATCTGCAGGGGATGGCGGCATGATCGCGCTGCACGATCGCGGCTGGCCGCAACAGCTCCTCAATCTCGATCGGATCCTCTCGATCGGTGAACCGACCAAAACGGGCGACCGCACCGTTCACCGCGTCCGGCTCGATGGCGACGAATTGCTCGACCTGCACGGCCATGAGGTCGACCGCATCCGCATCCGCGCTGTTCAGATGATGCCGGCCGCGCCGGGCACCGCCATGATATTCCCGTACCGAGGGGATGATGGCGAGATGAGAGGCTGGAATAAGCCGGTCATCGCGTGGGCAATCTGCATCGACGGGGAGGTCCGGCCGGTTACGCCTGGAGGGGTCAACGACGGCGCCCCAGCTGGCGATTTTCAATTCGGCGTTCTCATGCCCGATGGCCGCGTGATCATCGGCGACCTTGAGACATATGACAGCGTCGAGGCATATTTGGCCGATCGGGCTGAGGCGACCGATGTCAAAGCGTAGCTGCGAAACCTGCTTCTGGTGGGATCAGGCTGGCGCGGCGCTCGCCGCGGGATCGATAGACCCGCAGGCCCAGCCGGACCTCGGCGCATGCTGCGTCGATCCGCCGCAGCTGAAGCCGATCGGGCCGTACTGGCATGTCGGCATCTTCCCGCTGACCAGCGCCACCCGCTTTTGCGGAGAATGGCAACCAGCCGGCGAAGGCGGGGATGGCGGCGAAGAAGAGCCGGTTTCCGAACCGACCGTAACGAACAACATCCTCACTTTCGGCAGGAGCGCAGCATGAGCGTAACCGATCCTTACCGGCATGACATCCCAGACGCCTTTGTCGTGAAATGGCTGCGCGACCGGGGTTTAGTCGGTCCAATATCGCCCGATTTCATAGTCGAGATCCGGGAGCATATCCGGACGTCTGCATTCCTCTCGATGTTCGAGCAGATCCGCAGGGATCCCGCAAAGCTCGCCGGCTTCCGCGACGCGCTGCGCGCCGCCGACCCCGAGGGCCTTAGCGACGCCGCCGACCAAGTCGACGCGATCTTGAGCAAGGATTTCCCGATGTACCTGACGCCGGTGTCGGCATGAACGCCGCACAGGAGCAGGGCGAGCGCGAGCATAACGCTTTCGACCACGCCTATGATGCGTATCGGAAATTGCGGGCGTTCTCGGACGCGATGGCCGACGACGACCCCCAGTGCGACGCGGCCATGGACGCCTATTGCGTCGCGATGGACCATCTCATTGAGAACGTCCGTGCGCCCGACATCGCTTCGCTGCGGATCAAGTTCAACCTGATCGAAAGCCGCTGCGCCGACCATGCCGGGTGGTTTCAGACCTTCCGCGAGGGCTTCATGCTCGACCTCGATCAGCTCGAAGCGCGGGAGCCGCGGGCATGAGCGGCTTGCCATCCCTGCGCTATCCCGCCCCAGCCGAGACGCAGGCGACACCTTGGGCGGCTGACTGGCGGCGGCGCTGGTTCCGCCACGTCGGGTCGGTGCATCAGCATCACGCGACCGGCGAGCTGGTGGCGTTCTATTCGGACGCCCGCGACCCCTCTGCGCGGCTTGCCTTGCAAGCTGAGATCGATGCCCAGCTAGGCGGAGTCGCCCAAGTACTAGCAGTCTGCCGGGCCGAAGCTGCGCGAGCCGACGCTATGATCACCGGGGGCGCAGCATGATCGCGGGCAAGCCTTACAGCGAGGGCCAGCGCGATAGCGCCCTGACCTTCTTGCGGAACCGCGAAGAGCGCGGCGGCAAGGGCCCATCCGATTTGGAGATAATGACCGTTGTCGGCGGGCTCACTGAGGCTGCTGTACGCATAATGCTCGCCGACCTTTCCGACGCGAGGCGGATCAGGATCAGCCGTCGCGGCGAGCAGCGATCGATTGAGGTTTTTCCCGATCGGTCGGATGATAGCGACGAAATCAGCCGCCGCATTCAGGCGCAGAAAGCCGAGCGTGTCGGTCGGCCGATGCTTGCTGAAGAAATCGCTCGAAAGCCCCAGATTTCAGCGCCAAAACCAAGCGAATCCACGCCTAAGCGCCTCGACCCGATTTTAGCCGCGAACACTGCATCTTCCGAGCGTGTGCGGCATGGCCCGGCCCGCGGCTCCATGCCTTCGATCGAGTGGGTTCAGATCGACCGTCTGCTTGTCGACGACAGCTATCAGCGGTCCATTGAGACGGGGCCCAGCCGGGCGTTGATCCGCCGAATTGCAACCGAATGGGATTGGCGGCTTTGCGTCCCGCTCATGGTGTCACGGCGCCCGGATGGCCTGTACGTGATCGACGGCCAACATCGGCGCGCCGCCGCTGGCATGCGCAACGATATCCCGCAGCTGCCCTGCTGCGTATCGACCTATGGCGGGCCAGCCGACGAGGCAGCAATGTTCGTGGCAGCGAACCGGGCTCGTCGGGCAATCAATCGGCTCGATGACTTCCACGCCGCACAGGCTGGCGGCGACGAGGACGCGATCGCAGTGGCGGCTCTCATCACTCGTGTCGGGTTCAGCGTCTCGCGCCGGACAGGATCTGCATCTTGGGCGCCGGGCGAGGTCGCCTTCACGTCGGCGATTACCAAGGTTCGGAAACGACATGGGGAGTTCACCGCCGAGCGCGCTCTCGCAATGATGGCGGAGGCTTTCTCAGGGCAGCGCCTGGTTGCCGGGTCGTCGGTATTCACTGCGATCTGCGCCGTGCTCGTCTCGCCGCCGCCCGACTTTGACAGCGAGCGCCTGATGCGAGCGCTAACGACCTTCGACATGGAGGGCTGGTCCAGCTTCCTTACGAAAAGCCGAGGCGGGACGGATCGCAACAGACATCTCCGCGAGATGCTGCTCGAGGCATATGCAGACGTGACGCGGGAGGAGGCAGCATGAGCGGCGTCGAAATCTTCTTCGGCGCGGTAGCGGTTGGGCTCCTGATCCTCGTCGCCGTGATCGCCCGCGACGTCAGCGAGATCGCGGACAGGATGCACGAACTGGGAGAGGGGCGGCGTCATGGCTGATGGAGCAAAGCAGGACATCGAGATCGAAACCGTCGCCGAGGTCGAGCGCGTCGATCGCGAGGCGGTGTCTATCGCCTATTACCCTCGCGAGCGCATCATCCACCTGATGCAGTCCAGCCCATATAGGGATCTGCAGTCGATCACATGGCCGGTCGAAAGGACGCGAGCGATCATAGCCGCGCTCCAGGCAATCGTCGACGCGGAGGTGCCGCATGGCTGACCGCTACGCCCACGGTTTTCGATCGGCGATCAGCCCCGCCCGGCGCGAGCTGCACGACATGGCCGACCAATATGACAACCGGACGCCCGACGAATGCAGCTCGGGCAAGCCGCCCTCGATGGCCGTCCAGAAGCTCCACCTTGCAGCCCAGCGCGTCGGAGCCCTCCAGCCGATCAGGAAACAATCGCCCTCGGGCGTCCCCATCACCAAGAAGGAAGCATTGGCATGAACGAACCCGCAAAGAACATTCTCGGCGTCAGCCTGGCTGTCGGCGTCCTGATAACGGTCGTCGTCGGTGGCGGTATCGGCGGCTGCTCCGCCTATAACAGCGTTCGCGTCTGGAACGCCGACACTGCCGGGCGGGCGCAACTCGCCGAGGCGCAGAGCAACCGCCAGATTAAGACCCTTGAGGCCAAAGCCGCGAAGGAGTCGGCACAATATCTCGCGGACGCGGACATCACCCGCGCCACCGGGCAGGCGCGGGCGAACAAGATCCTGCAGAACTCGCTCGGCGGGCCAGAGGGCTACCTTCAATTCCTGAAGATCGAGGCCATGAAGGAGACCAAGGCAAACATGATCTATGTGCCGACCGAGGCGCAGTTGCCGGTGACCGAGGCTTCGCGGTTCGGGCCCATGCCCAGCGGCGGCGAGTGAGCGCCGCGCAATGATCTGCCCGGTCTGCCGGGGTGCAGGGAACGCCGTCACCTTCAGGTATGGCCTTCAATTTTGGCCCTGTGCTCCATGCGGCGGCGCGGGCGTGATCCTACAATTCGGCCCGGCGATCGTCCGGCCGGGCAACAGGAAGTGCGCGAGATGACTGACGTAACCGACAACGACAACCTGATCGATATCAAGAAGGTCATGGAGATCATCGGCCTTGGCAAGACGATGGTCTACCGGCTGGAGCGTCAGGGGAAGTTTCCCCCGCGCTACAAGCCGGGCGGCTGGTCCAGCCGGTGGAGCGAGCGCGAGGTTCGCGCGTGGAAGGACGAGCAGCGCCAAGGGAGGGCCGCATGAGCGCCACCGCCGACCGTGATCAGGCGTTTGAGTGCCTGATCTTTGATGCCCACATGCCCAGTATGTGCGCTCGCTTTCGCGTGCCCGAAGGCTTCCCGCTCGCAGGCGGTATGTACGAAATCCGTCGCATCCGCACCGCCACGCCCGAGGACAGCGCTCGGTGGGATAAGTACGCGGAACCGCCCGAGGAGCCGTACTAAGCCGCCAGCCGCCCCGGCCCGGTCGCCGCGTACCTGATCGGCTGGCCGATATAGGTTTCCGGGTCAGGCATCTCGCCGACGATGAGATCGCCCCATTCCTGCGCCAGCTGGTGACGGCGCGGCATATGCGCCGCCCGGTTATAGGCGCTCTCCGATCCTGATTTCTGCTCGGGCAGATGCGCCAGCATCAGGTCGATGACGTCGCGGTCGCCCTCCATGCGATCTGACGCGGGCCGCTCGTTCATGATCGTGGAGAAGGCGGCGCGGAAGCCATGCGGGACATGGCGCTGATAATAGCCCGCCCGGATGAGCAGCGCCCGCAAGGTGTTCTCCGATATCGGCTGATGAACATGCCGCTCGCTGGGAAAGCAAAGCCCGAACTTGCCGGTCAGGCGGCGCAGCACATGAAGGACGCGGACGGCATGCGTCGACAGGGCAACGATATGGTCGCCGCCGCTTTCGCCCTTGCGCTCCTTGTCACCCTTCATGCGTGCGGCCGGGAGCCGCCAGAACGGCTGATCGGCGTCGAGGTTGAACTCCTCCCACCGCGCGCCCGCCAGTTCGCCCGGCCGGACGTGCGTCAGGGCGAGCAGCAGCAGGGCCAGCTTGGTTTCGGCCCGGCACCGCTCGGCCGTGCAATCGGTCAGCATCTTCTTTACCGCCGCGACGCGCTCCTCTTGCGTCTCCATCCCGTCGATGATCGACGGCTGCGGCTTGGCCTTGGGGATATCCTTGAGGGCCTTGCCGATGCCAGCCGCCGGGTTCTCGTCGCAGACGCCGGCCGCGATGCCATAGGTGAAGACGCCGGAGATCCGTTGCCGCAGGCGGTGCGCCGTCTCGATCGCGCCGCGTCGCTCGATCGCCTGCAACACCTCCAGCACCTTCGGGGCCTTGATGCTGGTGATTGGCAGTTCGCCGATCGCCGGGGTGATATCCCGCCAGAGCGAGGTGATGACGTCGGAAGCGTGCTGCGCCGACCAGCGCCCGTTCGGGTCGATCGTCCAGTTAGCGCAATGGACGGGCGAGAACTTACCGTCGTGCGTTTTCATCCAGGCGCGCAGCTTCTCGATCGACCAGCCGCTGTTGAGCTCAAACCAAGTCCCCATGACCGATTCGAAGGTGTTGAGGTGGGCGATCGTCTGCGCCTTCACAGCCAGCCGCCTTTCGACTGACGGGTCGCGGCCCTCGCGGAGCAGCGCCTTGGCCTCGTCGCGGCGGGCGCGGGCGTCGAGCAGCGACAGCGCCGGGTATGGTCCGAAGGTCAGCGTCTTCTGGATCGGCTTGCCCTTCGGGTTGACGCCGAAGGTATAATTCATGCGCCAGCTTTTCCCACCAGCCGTCGACACCTCAAGATAAAGCTGCCCGGCGTCGCTCAACCGATATTTCTTCTCGCGCTTCTTCGCGGCCTTGATCTTCGCATCGGTCAGCACAGCGGCGGGCCCTCCTCGATACCATGGATCGGCGAGGCCGATACCATGAGTTATACCATGCGGGAGAGTGAACGCCTGTGAACAACCCGAGAACAGACTTTCAGGCCCGCTGGAGCCATAAGCCTCAAAAACGCCGGAAAATCAAGGGTTGGTGCCCGTATACGCACCGCTCTGGCGGACGTTCTGGCGGAGACGGAGGGATTCGAACCCTCGGAGCGAGTAAACCCCGCTCGGCGGTTTAGCAAACCGCTGGTTTCAGCCACTCACCCACGTCTCCGGCGGCGCTTTCCCTAGTAACGCTGGGCTTAGGCGTCAACCCGGTAAACGCGAAACGCGCGGTGCGCAGCGGTTAGCCGTGTCACGTCGGGTGGCACATTCTGTTCGCGGGGTGTTCTGATGGAAGATGCTCGCCACCATACCGTGCAGAAACTCGAGCCTTGGCCGAATTATGAAGGGCCAGTCAGCCATCTATCCGCTGATGAAGCTCGAGCGATGCTGAACGAGCTCATGGATTATTTCGGCCTTGGTCGGATTGAGCATTTGCCTGAACCACCGATGGCGGGCAGTCTCGAGAGGCCGAATACCACCGACAGTTTTCCGAGCACCGCTTGGCTGGCGAATGGTTTGCTCGCCACCCCGATATTCTCGCAGAGATCGAAAGGCTGAACGCATGACCGCCATTAACAGCAACAAGGCCGGGGCCCGTCTTGTCATGGTGCGCGTCTTCCGAGGCCCGCAAAAACGCGCACCATTTATGCGGCTGCGCGATCGACTGTTCGCGGACAGCGTTGTCGTGCGTCACCCATGGTTCGACCCCCTCCCCCTCCCCGGCCAGTTAGGGGATCGGGGATGAGGGACAGCGCCCTAACCGATATCGAAAAGAACCACGCGGTCACAGTCGCGGCGATGCGCCCCGCCGATCGCCGACAGTATCGCGTTGACCACGGCATGTGCCCACAATGCGGGCAAGAGGCTGCGCCCTATTATCTCTGCGGCGAATGCCGGACTTACGGGGCGATGAATCGAATGCTCAACAAGATGGCAGAGCGAGGTATTATCACCAAGGCGCGCCGTGGCCGGGAGAATTGCTGGTCCTCTGGCGACAGCAACCTGAAAACTTCGGACTTCACCTGGGGAAAGAATCTGTTCGAAATGAGCGCGGCAGATAAGCGGCGCGCGCCCCGTATCGGCAAACGACCGGTCGATCTGGACGACACCCTGTTCGGCATATTCGCGGATGCTGGCAAGCCGCTCACGATGGAAGAGGTCTATACGGCGTGGGGCAAACTGCGATCTAAGCGCAAGACTGGCTCACTGGCTGGCGATATGACCGCCATCATTGAGGCTGAGAGACGAAGGCAGCGCCGATCTGCGAAGCTTGCCCCCACCCCCAAGGAGACCCCACATGGATAGAGACAGTGGCACTCGCGAAATCTGCGATCATTGCAGGTTGCCGCTGGCGGAATGCGGCGCATGGGCTTCGGCGCGGCACACCTTGATCCAAGATCTGCGCAGCAGGGGCTACGGTGGCCTTGAAGCTATTGCGGCTGCGGACCGGCTCATGCCTGATGTGCGAGCGGCCATAACCCCGGAGACCCCTCATGGATAGAGAGAAGCTGGTGGCGTTGGCTGAGAGGTGTGAGCAGGCGACGGGGCCGGATCGGGAGTTGGACGCCGCTATAGAAAGCGCTCTCGACGGCCTTTACTCGGCAGATGTCGCCAAGGAGTTGTATCACGACCTTTGCCCAGATTACACCGCCAGCATAGATGCGGCGAAGACCCTTGTGCTGGATGGCTGGATGCTAATGGTGAGCGACGCCGATAACGGTGACGCTCTTGCCATGCTGAGCTTGCGGGACAACCCTGAGTATCTGGAAAGCGGGCTAGTCTCGGTGGCCGCGAAAACATGGCCGAACGCAATAACCGCCGCCGCCCTAAGAGCCCTAGCCCACCCCGAGACGAAGGAGATGGTAGGTGATTGAGGAACCGATCGAGCGCGCGGCAAAGGCGCTATGTGAACTGGACGGCAACCCGCCCAACGCGACCATGGACGGCAAGCCTCTGTGGCGCGATTATGTGCCCGAGGTGCTGGCCGTCGTGAAGGCTCTGCGTGAGCCGAGTGAGGCGATGGTCGAGGCTGCTGGGGAGAGATGGAACTACAGCGACAATGGGGGTCGTGAACGGCGGGATTTCGAACACGAATGGCGTGCAGCGATCGACGCCATCGCCGAGCAGGGGAGATAGAGGGGCTCTATGACCACCATAGCGACTGACGGCGCGACTCTCGCGGGTGACGGCTTGCTCTGCATGGGCGAGGGGAAGGTCAGGATATCGCTCAACTACACCAAGGTTCACCGCGCAGGGGAAAGTGTCTTCGGGTTCGCCGGAGATCCAAGCGCATGTGAGCGTTTTCGCGCTTGGATGAATGGCAATCGCGACGAGGCTTTTCGTACCAGCGCCAACTTCGCTGCGATCATTCTAGAGAATGGTGCCGTATTCGTCGTTGAGGGAGACGGCTATTTTTCAGCCGTTGAAGCTCCCTTTGCGATCGGCTCCGGTGCATCGTTCGCCATGGGGGCGATGGCTGCTGGCGCTGATGCTGAGACAGCCGTAAAGATCGCTAGCCGGTTCGACACAATTACGGGTGGCAGCATCGTAGCTGCGACAGCAAATAAAAGTGATGCGGGCCGGGCTTGATACCGGCTGCCAAAACACCTTCTCACTACGGTGCTTGTCGACTGATCACATCTATCGGCTTGGTCATGGCGTTAAACCGTGCGTGTCCATCCACGCCGCCGCATCACACCCCGCTTATACCCCCTCCCCCGGATTCACGCAAGGTTTGTGGGCTGCCATCCATGATAGCGGCGCTACCATGGATGCTTATCATGGATGGTTGCGCTGTAGGCTTTCCTACGCTCCAAAGGCCCCATGATAGACGACAACGACCCCAGAGGACCGGAGGAGCTGATTGCCGGCATCTTCCACGCCAATCGTAAGGCCCACAAGCGCGAGAAGCATAGGCCCGGCGTGGAGAAGATCGTGGAGGCGATGCGGGTTAGAGCCTCGACGCAGCCGCCTGCTCCCGAAGCCAATCCTGAAGATCCATGAGCTGACGGGTGTTCTCGTCGGCGGCCAGCATCAGGGCGACGGCGTTGGCAGACGTGATAGAAAATCCGTCACCGCAGGCTTTTTCATTAACTCGGAAGGCGGCGTCGGGAACGCTGGGCAAAGCGGTGGGCTTGCCGGTGTATGCTTGCAGGCGCTTAGCAGCAGCAGCCCGCAAATCAGCGATGCTCTTTTCATATGACAGGGCCTTTTCTTCGGAGATGCGAGCGGCGGCGCGCTCCTTCAGGATGACGCCGACAGCCGCCTTGGTATATTCCTTTGCGACCGCTTCCCGCTCTTGGGCTATGTCAGCCTTCAAAGAGGCTATGCGAGCCGTCTGGACGCCAAGCGCGAGGGACAGGCCCCCAATGACCGCGAAGTGCCAATAGCGGCTTAGAAGCGGCGGGAGGGCGGCGAACGGGATCATGGGGTTTCGGCCTTCGCCTTGGCGACGCCCTTATCCTTAGCTGCCACGCCAAACCCGCCAGCGATCAGGATCGACCCGAACCCCGCGCCGAACTCGATGGCGTTGAATGCCTGCTTGTTGAGATAGATCGCGACGCCCTGGTAGATGATCATCGCCAGCACGCCGACTGCCCACAAGATGCGGCCCAGCTCGAACTCGTCGCCGATGCCCTTCAGCATGTTTACCAAGCCGTTCATAGCAGCCCCTTCGCGATCTCGGCCTTGACGGAAAAGGAAGGGCACGCCTTCGCGACCTTCGGCCATTCATTGTGTCCGCGAATGACGATGCCGGGGTATCGAGCCCGATAGGCGGCAACGATTGCCTGAAGCGTGATCTTCTGCGCTTCGGTGCGCGTGTCCTTGGGAGCTTTCATGTCTTTCGACATGCCTCCCACGTAGCACACACCTATATTTCCGGTGTTAGCGCCGCCCGTATGTGCACCGCGCTTTGTGTCGGGCAGGCGGACATGGTCGTGCCCGTCGAGCGTGACGATGTGGTGGTAAGATTCTTGGCCGAACTTCGCCCTGTCCCATTGGGCAATCGTGTCGGGCTTTACGTCGCGGCCTTCGGGAGTCGCGGCGCAGTGGATAGTCAAATACCGAATAGGCATCATATGCCCCCCACCTTCTGCTTCAGCGCATTAATCTCGACATGGTTCTCGGACACAGCCGCTTGCATCGCGGCGCGCATCGCACCGTTGCCATGCATGAACAGGGCGAGTTCGAGATCCGAAATCCGCTTCTTGTCATGCTCTCGATCGGCCTCCAGATCGGCAATCCGTTGATGGCACGACTTGATCGCCGGCCTCATCACCAGATTGCGCACAAACACCCAGGTCGCGGTGCAGCCTGTCGCGAATGCCGCCGCCAGCTTGCCGCCTTCAGCGCCGGTTAGATCGATACCCCCCAAGTCGGCCATCTCTACTCCTCCGGCGGTGGCGGCGGTGGCGGAGGAGGGGGTGAACCAAGGTGAACCCCTAAACCCAGGCCGATTTCGGTCAACATCGCGTCAAACCCCCATATTTGTAGCTACCACCGAGCCGGTCACGCCGATCGTCGTGCCCCCCGCCCCTGCGTTCGTGATGAAAACTCCGAGATAATTGAACGTGCCCTGCGTCTGCTGGCGCACCAGAACACCAGTAGAGTTACCAGAGGCGATGATCCCCTTGGCGATCGTCCGCGTGTTATTGGCCGCGTCGTTGTTGGAGACCACATCGACGCAGGGGAGATTGAGCGCACCCTGCGAGGCGTTCACGTCCGACAGGTAAACAACCGCTGGCTGGGCAAGCCCTGTATTGTCGCACTTGATCGCGCTCGACGCAGAAGCCGAAGCCGCCGCGAACCGGCCAGAGATCCGGGTTTCAAGCACGTCCTCCACAAGGACCGCTCCGTCGAGACGATTGGGCGATTCGATCGCCACAGTCCGAAAACCCTCCAGGCTACAGTAGCGGAATGTGGTCGCCCCGCTCCCGCTGCTGCCGACCATCTGATGACCGCGAAACAGCAGATCTGCCGTCTGGGCACTGCCGTTGAGTACCCAAAGAAACGCGCTGGCGACGGTGGTTCGGATATCATAGCGGATATCCTCGAACACGTTGTCAGGACCGTTGAGGGTGAGTAGCACCATGCGCGCACCAGCAACCGAGGCACCATGGACTATGGTCACGTTTTTCATCTTCAGTCCGGCGAATGTATTGTCGCCCCGGATCGTGTACTGCGCGCTTGCCGACGAGACGAACTTGCCGTTTTCCCACGCGCCATTCGTCGATCCGGCAAAATGATTGAAGCTTATCGCGATCGATGAGGTCGGAGCCCCGGTATTCTCCAAGTAGAAGCCATCAACCAAATAATCATGCTGCTCGCGCTGGTAGATAAACGGGTGATCGGAGGTGATCACGGTAGCATTCCGCATCGTCCACCCGCGCGCGCGCTCAATGTGGAAGCCGCGCCCGGTGCCCCTGATATCCACCTTATCGATAAGGACGGTCCAGCGGTAGTTCGCGGTCCATGCGGCGGGTTGCAAGCCGGGGCCATAGCCGTCGAGCTTCAGCCCTATCGTAAACGTGCCGCGAATGATGTTGTCGAAGCAGGTCCCCACAATCTCACTGAGAGGTGTGCCATTTTCGTCGTGAGGTCCGAAGTCGTTCGCGTAGAACTGAAGCACGGTCAACGCGCCTGCCGCACCTATCGACATATTATAGAAGCGGTTGCCGACGACCGAGAAATCGATGCAGCCGGTCAGGTGCGCGCATATCTGGCTTTGAGCCGAACTATAGCCGTCGAAAATATTATCGAAGATCGACGGCGCTTGTGGCGAATATACGTCCGTCGTGTTGCTGGACGCATCATAAAAATAGACATTGCCCGTGAAGCCGACGTGCAGCGTGAAGCCGTTGTTAGCCAGCTCATTACTGTGAAACCGCAACCCCTTCGACGTGCCCTGGACAAACAGTGCCCGGTCCTTACCGCCCTCAAAGCGGTTGTGGTGGATATAGAGGTCGTCGCAGAACTGGCCGCCGATCGACGGGAAGTAACTGCTGAAACTCGGATCAAGCGCAGGGAAAGATGCGTCGTTGGTGGCGAACGTAAAGCCCGTTATCTCGGTCGGACCGCAATCGCGCTTCATGAAGAATGCGGCAGATACCTTGTACATGCCAGCGCCGCCGACCGTGATGGAGTTCACGTCGTCGTGATATTGCTCGATCGTGGCCTGCCAGCCCTTGATCGCTATTGGAAGCGTGCCAGTGCGGAAAAGCTGCTTCAGCTTCCATGTGCCGGGCGAGAAAACAAGATCCGCGCCAATGCTCTCGGCATATTCCAGCGCGGCCTGAATGGAGACCGTGTTCTGCGCCGCAGTGCGGGTGGTCGAGGCTGGGGTTATGTTAGGATCAACGCGATCGGTGACGAACACCATCTGCTTGAAACGGTTGCCAAGGGTGGAGGTTGAGTAGAGCTCGGCGTGGGATGCGCCGATGAGGCCGGCTCCGGCGTCGGTTGCCAGTTCGGCAACAAGCTCGCCGATCTCGAAAACTGGATCGTTTACTACCGCCTGATAGTAGACCTCCGATCCGCTCCGGTCGAGAACGCGAATCGAATAGCGCCCGTCCAGATAAACGGTGGCCGGCGTGCCTTCGCGCACGATATAACCACCGCTCGTCTCTAGAGGTTGAGCAGAAAGGTCGGTATGGGCATAATCCCAATACACATCTTTTGGAAAATCCTGCGGGTCCTGACCGGGCATACCGATATAGACATCGCCATCATTCAGACCGGTCCCATTCAGATTGAGGATCTGGGGGTACGGGTTGCTCATGGAATAGTAAAAGGTCATTGATCGTCCCCACTGTTTCCAGCGGCGATGATTGGTGCGATCAGTCGCTCACTTCCGGCGATGTTGATGAAGTCTTCGATGAACTGGCGCGCGGCCTCGTCCGCCTTGGCTGCGGGCGGCCCGGGCAATTGCTTGGCGGTGTCCTGAGCGGCCTCTGCGGCGCTATATTCGGTCACACCCTTCAGTGTTTCCTTCGATTGTGCGAGTTCGCGCCCCTGCTTAACGAGGCCCGCAACAGCCTCAGCGGCTTGGCCGCCGAACGGCACTACCTTGGCCATGACCGGACCAAGGAACCGCATCATCTTGAACGCGGAGCCAGAGGGATTGGTCGTGCCGCTGATCGGGATCGTGACATCCCCAATGATGCGCTGGAGCTTCATCAGGCGATTGAAATCGGGCTCGTCGAGCAGAACGCGGAGCTTCTTAGAGCCGCCGAACTGCTCGATCGCGGTCCGCAACTTAGCGCCTGAAATTGCTTCGATCGCGCCGCCGCCTAGATTAGCATTGCGCTGGACCGCCTTTTCGAAGATCTGCGCAACGCCCTGTGCCTGGATCGCGCGCCATGCGGCTTTGCTCGCGGTGGTGGGCTTGGCCAGGAGGATTGCCTTGACCTTGGAGAGGTTGGTTGTGTCGCCCGCGAAGATCGCCTTGATGGCGTTTTCATCCATCACGACGTCGGTTCGAGTGCCTTTCTTCCAATCGATGAGGTTCTGAACCACATCTTTGGCGTTGAAGTTCTTCTTCTGCTCGACGACGGCCCCGCGAGCCTCTTTCAGCTTCGCGCCGACATCGCCCTTTTCGGTGGTTGCAGCACGCTCGACAGCCGCCTCGACCGCGTCATCGATCGCCGACTTGATCGGCTGCGACAGTTTGCGGGGGCCGTCCGCCATGTATTGCGCGGAAATCGCCTGCCGGAAGTTTTCAGCATTATCGAGGCCCAGCTGCTCGACCGGGCCATAGAACTGCACCTTGCGGCCATCACTAAGCTTGACGGTGGTGAGGCCATCCTCTGCCGTAACGGCCTCCTTGCCGAGCAGCCCATAGCGCGCCATTTCCTGCCGGATGACGCCTTTCACGCTGTCGGGAATATCAGCCTCGACCAAGGCCCGCTTGGCTGCGTCGGCGATATCGGCTGTCTCGATCTTGACCGCATCAGAGCCAAGTTCGCGTGCTTCGCGATAAAGCGTGCTGATGCCCTGCTTGCCGAGGTCGCGAAGTTCGCGCAGCGCCCCTTTGACGACCGCCCCGCGCTGCTGCGGCGTTGTCTCAGGATCATCGAAGGTGGCACGGAAGCGGGTCGCAGCGTCCTTGACCTGCTCAGCCTGTTGCTGTGCGAATATGCGGGCCTGCTCGCCTTCACCGCTCGCCTGCGCGCGGAGTGTCTGCTCGGCGTCCTGCGTTGCGAAATCCTGCGTTGCCTGCCCACGGCTCAAGCTGATGTCTTCGCTGGAGGCCTGAGCAACACGCCCGGCAGCATCAGCGGGGATATCGGTCAGGTCATCGACAGCACGCGAAACGGGTGCCGCAGCCGGTGGAGGAACGTCCGGCTGCGGCGGGGGAACGTCTTCGATTCGTGGCGGGGGCGCTTCTGGCGCGGCCTGCGTCGGCAAGTCATCATTGACTGCCCGCGCCGCAGCGTCCGGCGCAGCGGCATCATTCGCCGGGCGGACATTCGGCGGGGCGTCATAGGCTTGCCGAAGTTCCTGCGGCTCGATCTTATTGCGCAGCGCAAGTTCCTGGCCTTCCTCGGTCAGTTCACCCGCTGTATCGATCAACACCTCGCGCGGCGTCGTCTGCGCGATTTCAGGAGCGGAGCGGGCAGCGCCACGGCCAAGTCGCGCCGCACCGCGCTCCAAAGCCATGGCCCCACCCAGCCC